TGTTTTCGAGCAGGAGCCCGGCGCCGTTCTTAGCGAGCCGGAGCGGGTCCACCCAGCGGACGACGCCGCCGGTCGAGTTGTACGAGCCGTTGGCCAGCGTACAGGGGACGGTGAAGGTGTTGGCGTCCACGACGGTGACGGTAACGGGGCCGACGTTCAGTCGCTTGTCGACACAGAATTCAATCTCGATCCGGTCCCCACCCTTGAGCCCGTGGCCGGTCAGGGTGAAGGTAGCGACGTTGGAGGTGATGGAAGCGGTGGCGCCGGTCAGGGCAATGTCCGGCTGGGCGGCCATCGTGTCGATGGCCCCGGTGGTCCCGTCCGTGGCGACCATGCCGAGGAATACTTCCTGCCCCACGATGCGCTGGGAGGTGGAGACGCCGAATCCGACGCGCATGGGGAACTTGAAGACCTTTTTGGAGGTCAGGGTCACGCCGGAGTTATCCACAAACGGGGACAGGGACACACGGAGGTAAGAGGCCCCGAACGAGTCTCCGCCCTGCGTGATGATGTGCCCGGAGTTGTCGCTCTGGGAGTCCCACACGGCCTGGCTGGGCTGGGTCTGCGGGGTGGCGAAGCCGTCCCGGAACTTGGTCCTGGCGTTCCCCACCGTGACCTTGTCGTAGGCCTGATCGTCAAACACGGTGTCGTAGTCGATTCGGAGCGCGTCCGTGGCGGACATGGCCGTCGTGTCGTAGGCCAGCGTGACGACGTTCCCGGCTGCTGTGGCGGAGCGGCCCGGGTCCGCGAAGTTGAACAGGATCGTATTGGACGGCAGATGGGTAATGAGGGCCAGCCGCTCCAGCCGGACCGGGGTGTCGAAGTCCGTGAAAGTGACGGTCCGGGCGGCCGGGTTGAACGTGTAGCGGAAAATGATTTGCTTGCTCAAGGGTGCTCCTACAGTGCGATGGCGAACGCGATTGCGGCCGCTGATGAGATGTCCGAGCCTCGCGGGATGCTGAGGTTTAGCGTCTGGGCTGGCGCTGTCCCGGTGATGTTGGCCGTTGCGCTTGTCCCGGCCTGCGTCGTCGTCACAGTCCCCATGGTGAGCGTGTTCGCCGGCCCGGCCGGGCCCCGAACGTTGCCTGCATCGACGGTGCTCCCGTCCGTCCTCGTCAGGACAAGGTCATTGCCTACAATCGACCCGGTTGTGACCGTAGAGTTTGCCATCGCCACCCATGCCGGGCTCGGCGCCGCCGTCGGCGTGAGCGTGCTCAGATCAACCTCGACAAGGTCCGTGTAATTCACCGTGCCCGTCGCCGGGACCGTCACATATTTCGTATACCCCGAGACCCCATTGATATAGGTATCTACCGCCCAAACCCAGGTGCTTGTCGTCGCCTCCAGCGTTACTGTGGCTGCTCCCGTCGCGTCCAGGGTGACAATGAAAGGCAGCGGCATAACGAACGCGGTCCCGACGATGTGCGTCTTTGTCGGCGTGAAGCGGAGCATCCCGACCGCCGGGACCGTGGTCCCGGCCTGGCTTGGGCCCGAGATGAGAATGTTTACCTGCGTCATGGTGCTTTCCTATCGCCTGGCCGGCTGCGGCCGAACCTGTGACCCGATGCCAATACGGAAGCTCGCGAAGAACTCCGCCGTGTACCAGCCCCGCCTTATCCAGTCGTGCTCGAATGATCCTGGGTAGACCCTGTTCGGGTGGCGGCCGTCGTCGAACGCCTGAAAGCCTCCGGCGGCGAGTGCCTGGTCCGCGAGCTGGGCGCACTCCAGCGTCGTGCTGTTCCATGCCCCGTTTTCGATCCATGCCGGAAGCCGGACCCCGAACGCCTCCTCGATCCCGATCACCGCGTCATCGAACCAGTTGTACGGGGTGCCCTGGCGTGCCCGTGCCCATGCTGCGGATGCTTCCGCCTGCGCTGGTGTGAGGTTGTAGCTCGACCAGACAGCCGTCGGGAAGTCCTCGAGCCGGCGAATCCTTGCGCCGCCCGGCTCGGCGCTCATGCACTCCCCGTTGCCGATATCCGTGATGGTGTGCGCGACGTGCGATCGCGTGACCTTGCAGATGAGGTACTGGACAAGGTTGTTCGAGCCCGGGATGAGCCCCACCTGGCCGAGGCCGCTGCTCATACTGTGCCGGCCCGGACGGTCTGCTTGAGCGCCTTGTTGTGCTCGATGTCGAGGATGTGGCGGGCCTCCGCACATGCTGTCGCACTGTTGACCACGGTCAGTTCGTTGTCCTGTTTCGTCTCCCCGCCGACGCTCCAGTTCGTCGATCCGCTGAGCCGCCAGATCCCGTCGACGATGACCATCTTCCGATGCATGATGGCGCCCTTCTCCGATGTGCCGATTGCGACACTGTTGGAGTCCATCTCGTGCTTGTACTTCTCCAGGAGCGTCCGCTCGTGGACGCCGCCGGCCTGGCTCTTGTCGAGCGTGATCTGTACGTAGATCGCCGGGTTGTCGATGAGGTGCGCGATCATTTCCGCGAGCTCGTCGTCGTCGTACCCGTACATCGCCACAACGAGCGATTTGGTGGCCGCACCGACAAGGGCTTTCAGTGCCCCGTGGACGTCGTCGTGCGGGCTGTAGAAGGTCCTCATCCCTACCGGGTAGGACGGGTCCACTGCGGCGCCGCCCGCCTTGTACTGATCGAGATCTGTGATGCTCAGGCCCATGGCTCTCCTCGGGTGTGTTTCTCCCGATGCTAGGCCTTGAACTCCTGTCTCAGCACCTCGGACACGCGGGCGCTATCCCCTGGCCGCCATATGTGGGCCTCTGCGCCGGCTGCTGCGGCTGCAGCGAGCCAACGGTCCTGCTCCGGGGTTGTCTTGCCTGTCTGCTTCTTGAGCTCGATGAAGAGGAGCCGGCCGCCCCGGACCGCGACAAGGTCCGGGAAGCCTGCCTTGATGCCCTGCACCCTTCCGTTCACCGGCCGGTTGTCCGGGGCGTGGTACCACATCCACCCGAACGCCGTGAGAAGCTGCTGGACCTTGGCCTGCCAGTCCCGCTCCGTGATGGAGCGGAGCTGGAGGTCCCTGGCCGTGAGGCGTGCCGCCATGCTAGGCGCCGTCCGCCGGCATATCCACATACATGCGCTCGCTCGTGCCGCCGATGCTGTACCCACGGATTAGGCCCTTCTTCACAAGCTGCCATGCCCACGGCTCCCACTGCACCCCAAGGAACGGGGTGCCGGCCGGGAAAGTGTGCTCCTGGTTGCTCCCGTCGGCTTTCTGCAGCGTGGTCGTGACCTCTGTCGGCCACACCACGCCATCGACCCAGCGGCCGGCGACTATCTTCGTGTTGTGCTGGAGGCGGATGTCCCTGTCTGCCTTCGCAAGGTATCCCCAAAAGCTCTTCTGCAGCTCGTGCCGGTCCGACCATTCTCCGTGTGCGTCGAGGCGGTCCGGGATGTACCACGGGGCGAGCGTGTACCGGTCCTCGGCCACGGTGTCCATGGCCTTGTTGATGGCCTGCGGGGTCCACCCCGACGTCCGGATTGGGCCCATACTGTCCTGGTCGTCGTCCTGCTGGAGGTCCAGCGTGAACCGGTGCGGGCCGACGCATACGGTGATCTTGTCCACGCATACGTCGACGGGCTGGAAGTCGAGCGGCGGGATGGTGGAGCCGCCCGGGATGTAATCGACCGTGATGTGCGGTGTGTAGGAGTCGCCGGCGCTGAATCCCTGGGGCTGGATCCCTGCGTCGACCAGTGCCGTCACGAGCGCCTGCCGGAGCTCGGTGATGCCCGGGATGTTCACCCCGACCCAGAACGGGTCTGTCTCCTCCCCGTTGCTGAACGTACCGGTCCCCTCGATGCTGCCCCGGAGTGTGGCCTGGGTGAGGCAGACTTCCCCGACGACGCCGATGAGCTTTCGCTGGTCCGCGATGCTCAGCGCTGCGGCGTCCCCAAGGTAGGCGAGCGTGACGTGTAGGTCTTCCGCCGGCTGGCCGCCCGGGATGGCTACCTGCTCCGCCACGTAGTCCGGGAGCATCCATGCCACCATCACCCCATCCGGCTCTGACGCCGTGATGTCGTACGTCCCGTCACCGTTGTCCGTGAGAAGGAACTGGACGGCGTCCTGGCCGGCGTCCGCGGCCTTCGCCACCATGGCCTCGAGCTCCGTGCCCCGGGTGATCTCCTGGGCCCTTGCAATGGGGTATGTCAGCTCACGGCTCATGGGGTTACTTTCCTGTTCTCGATTGCTCTATCTGTGCGGGCCTGATTGAATCCACGGATCCACGGGTCACTGCCCGGGTCCCCGTGCTTGTACGGGATGTCGCGCGGGTGCTTCCCCTCAAGGTAGGCCCGGTATCCCTCCTCCTGGTAGGCGAAGATTTGCCGGCGCTCCTCGGCGCTATAGCTGGCTTCTGTCACGGAACGCCTGCCCTCTCTCGAATCCGTACTTACGGACGTTGTCTGCATACCACTTGTCGGAGGCCCTGCCCAGCATCTTGTACCGGAACGAGCCCAAGGTCTCGCGCCCATTCTCCCGCCACCACTGCATAAGTTCCTCGCTCGCGTATTTCTGCGCGGTGGTGATCTGGCCGGAGAAGATGTTCATGGACAGGTCGTAGTTGTCCTTGGCCGCTGCCCTACCCTCTTTGTTGAGGAGGTTGCCGTTCGTGTCGTCCAGTGCCTTGTTGTACTGGGACATCACATAGTTTTGGTACTCCTCTTCGACCATCTGGTCCGGGGTGATGCGCCGCTCGGGCCGTGCCGTCGGCGCCGTTACCGGGTTGTCTTCCGGCGTCCACTGCACGAACTGGTTCTCGGCCTCCCTCGCGGCTGCCTGCTCCGCAAGGTACTTGGCGTCCGCCGCCTCGAACGCGGCCTGCCGTGCCGCTGCTTCTTCGGCTTGTGCGGCGATGGCGTCGCGCTGATCCATGATGTTGAGGATCTTGTCGATGGCTTCGGGGTCGTCTGCGTAGTCCGCGAGCTTGGCCGCGAGCTCTTCGTCCGAAAGGTGCGCGGTCGCCTCGTACGTGAGGGTGTCTGCTGCGGTCGCTTCCGCCGGGATGGCGGCCTCTGCCCGGAGCGCGGTGTAGTCCGGGTAGCCCTGGTCGTCCATGCCCGCCTCAGCGTCTTCCAGCGCCGTGGTGTCGTCGGCCTCCGTCGGGGCGTCCTCTTCCGTGGCTGCGGCGTCTACTGCGTCCGTCGCCATGCCTGCCCCGTCGAGAAGCTCGTAGCCGCGGTCCAGTGCCGCGTAGTCGGTGTCGCCGGCCCGGTCCCCGAGCGGGTTGGTCCAGTCGATCGTGCGCGGGTTGAGAACGTCCTGGGCGTACTCCGGCGGGAGGAGGTTCGCGCTGCAGCGGCAGCTTGGGTGTGCGGGTGGCATGATTGCGCCGTTGCTGAACACACCATCCCACGGGACGATCTCGCCGGCGAGGCCCTGGCAGATCGTGCATGCGCCGGGGCCCGGGGACCATTCCTTGCGGCTCGCGGGTGAGTTGAAGCCCTGCCCGATGCTGTCTGCCCATGATGCGTACCGGCCAAGGTTCTCCGCCGTCAGGACTTCCGTGCGGGCGATGTTCAGGGAGCGTGCACGGACAAGCCTGTCCCGGTACCGTGTGACCGACCGGTCTATCTGGTCCATGTGCCGTGACGCGCTGATCCCGGTAGGCTTCGGGCTCGCCTCCAGCCTGGCGCGGTAGTTCTCGACCGCCGTCGCCCACCGCGGGTGCAGGCCGATGCCCTCCCGGATTTGCCGGGCTGCCTGATCCACCGTGTACTCCCCGTTGAGGGCCCGGCCGGCGATCTGCCGTACCGTTGCCCGCTGCGACTCTGTGATGTTCACAATGAGCTTGCTGCCCTGCTCCTGGGCGTACTTGCGGCTGATCGCGTCAATGGCGTCCAGCCTCATCCCGGCCTGGACTGAGCCAATCGCGCCCGTCTCCATATGCGATGCTGCCCGGACCGCGTCCTCCAGCGGTTTCGTTGCCGCCCCGAGGGACTGGATGAAGTCCTGCCACGGCATGGCATTGATGAGCCCGTCTGTGCTCCGTGCCGCAATCATGCGCTGCGCGACGTCGGAGTACATGCTCGCGTCGAGGAGCGGAAAGCTCTGGTTGATGATCTGCCCGACCGCCCGCTCGGCGTCGTCCTGGCCGGGCACGTTCAGGGAGGCTTTCGCCACAGTCTGCCGGCGGGGTGCCGGGCCCGGCTTACTTGCCCTGCTGAACCGGAGCACCGGGCGCCTTCTTCCGTCCCGTGGCGCCGGTGGTGCCCTTGGCTGCGTCGTCGGGGATTCCGTCCCCGGCCGGTGCCGGCGGGAGCGTGCCGCCCGGCTTCTTGGCTGCTGCCGCGGCTGTGGCTGCGGTCTTCTCTCCGGTCTCCGCCGTGAGCACCAGCGGGTCGCCTTCGGGGATGAGTGCCGGCGGTACGGTCTGCTTCCCGTACGGGTTGTAGTCCACCCCGTACATGTCCTCGCGCTCCGATGCGTCCACCGGCGGCAGGTCCGCGACATTGCGGATGTACTCCTCGAGCCCGAGGTCCGGGATGAGGAGGCCCGCGTCTGCGGCCTGCTTGAGGAATATCCCCAGCTCCCCGAGGTTCACGTTCTCGATGGATCCGTAAACGAGCTTCGGGAGCTTGTCCGTGACCATGCCGTTCAGCTTGAGGAGCCTGGGGATGGCGTGCGTGTTGATGACCTGGGCGATGCTCTCCGCGATCGCCTCAATGGTCATCATCCATAGCTCAATCTTGGATACCCCGAGGCTGTGGGATCCGACGTTTTCGTGCCCGAGGAGCATGAAGTCCGCGAGTACGGACATGGCGATTTGCTGGTTGTAGCGGGCAATGATTTTGTCCGTGTCGAAGTTGCGTGTGCCGCCGGTGCTGAGGAGCTCCAGATCAATGATCTTGTTGCCCTTGTCGTCGAACGCGAGCGGGAAGACGAGCCCCTCGGTCTGGTTGCGTTTGATGTTCTGCACCATCTGCTGCATCTGCATCATGAGCATTTTCTCGTCAGTGCTCGCGTTCGGGGAGAAGTATTTCGGCGCCATCTTCACCACGGGCAGGCCGGCGAGGTCCCGCTCAATGCCGATGGCCTCGATCTCCTCGATGCGCTTCTTGAAGAACCACGGCCGGTACGCGTTCCGCAGCATGGAGCGGCCTTCGGGGTTGTTCCGCTCCGTCGTCGTCCGGAACAGGAGCGCTTTCTCGATCGGGATCTCAAAGTACCCGTCAATGGTCTGCTGCCCCATGCCCTGTACGCCGCCGGCCTCGTCCGTGATCCAGCGGAGGAGCGTCTCCTGGGAGCGCGGCGCCCATTTGCGCCAGCCAATGCGGCCGTCGTCGTAGTTGCTGTTCTGCCCCGGCTTGTCCGACTGCCCGTTGCGGCGCTTGTACACGATTTCGAGGAAGGACCAGCCGTAGGTGTGGCAGGACATGATGTTGTGGAGCGTGCTGGGCCAGTCCTCGCTCATGTCGTCGAGGGCCTCTTGGATGAACTCGGCGGCGTCCGTGGCGGCCTGGTCCGTCTCTTCGTCCTCGTCCTTCTCAATGTGCCAGTCGAGGCGCCCGATGGACCGTACGGCGGCCATGGTGAGCCCGCCAATGATCGGGTCATTGTCGGCCATCTCCCGGAGGAGGCGCCGGCCGGTCGCTCCCCGGAGTGCCGGGAGGAACTCTTCAAGGACGATGCCGTTGCTGATGAGTAGGCCGGAGCGCCCGACCTCGCCCATGCCGCCGTCGCCGCCGGCTGGTGCGGTACCCGCTGCTCGGGTGCCTCGATTACGCGCCACTGGGTTTCCTCGTGCTCTCCGCTAGGTAGATGAGCGCCTGGCGCTCCGTGAATCCTGCCCTGCATAGCTCGGTGAAAGCCTCGTGCATGCTGACCGCTGCTGCCTGCAGCGGTGTCGTACTCACAAGAATGTCCCCGGCCATAGCTTGATGCTACTCGCCGGGGACACTCTGCCTTGCACCCGGCACGCCGGGCTCCGCACCTATGGTGTTGGGTCTCCTCCGAAACCTTGGGTGCCGATGTTGTCAGCGCGTTCCAGTAGCCAGCCACTCACCCAGCCAGACTCCATCTCTGCGGCTGCTGACCGGAGTGTGGCGCGCTGGATTTCCTGCGCTCCGGCGAGGATGGTGTCCCCGGCCCGGAGTACCTGGTTCGCGAGGCTGCGGTTCGCCCGGAGGATCTCCCGTAGGTCGGCGCGGCTGAGTGTGTGCGTGGCGTCGTCGTCGCCGTAGAACTCGGTGACGTTGGGCTCGTCGCCCGGGATGGCGTTGAGGAACGCCTCTATGCGGTCCTGTGGTGTCTCGGTCATGGTTCCCTCTTGTCGATGGTGACGGGCTCGCTGCTGCTGTAGTGGTGGTCGCCCGTCCATGTGTTGACGGTGATCCCGTCATCGTCTATCCAGACCCCCAGTACCGTGGCGGTGCCCGCTGGGGTGCGGCCGTTTTCCCGGGTCTGGTGGATGTGGTCCCCGCGCCGGAGTGTGATTGCCGGGACTGTCTGGGTCTCGTCGTCGCTCATCGCAGGATCAGGCCGATGGTCATGACGGCTGCGGGGATGATGATGAGGGCGAGGATGCCGGCGAGTGCGTCGCTGACGGCCTGGCCGCGTTCGGTGAGGTGGATCTTTTTGCAGGGTGTGTGGTGTGCGCTCATAAACAGATCATAACCTAGGTTTCGGCGGGTGGTGGTGTTTGCCCCAGCCCGTGTCCCGATGATCCGCCGCCCTGCAGCCCGGGTCCCTGATCCACCCCTCCGCCGTGTGGATGCAAGAGCACTCCATCACGGGCACTGCTCCTGGGCACCCCTCGCCCCGTTGCCGTAGATGAAGTACGGGAAGGTGTTGCTTCGGTAGACGCCGGTCGGTGGCCGGCTGCTGGTGCTGCTCCCCGCGGCACTGTACCCGCCCCGGACCGTCGGCCGGCCGGCGATGCTGCCCCGGCCGCCGCTGCTGCTGCCCTCGGCCGCGTGGCCGCCGCTGCTGTGCCCGCCTCCGCCGTGGCCTCCGCCTCCCCCACCCTTGGCCGGGAAGTCCGCCAGCGCCACGCTGGGGCCCTCCACCGGTCCGCCCTGGCTCTGCGGGCACCCCTGCTGCTGCCCTGGTGCGCCGCAGCCCGTCAGGCCCATTGCCGCGGCGATCGCTGCCGCCGCGATTGCCCGCCTCACTTGTTGCCCCTATGCGCCCACGCATGGCTGACCATGACAACCGTCAGCCACACATACCCGCAAATCAGTAGTGCCGTCTCCGTACCGCTCATAGCTCGTGTACCTCCCAGATGATGTCCAACGGACCGTTGAAAGCATGGCGGCACTTCGGATTCGCGCACCGCACCGGGTACTCGAGCGCCTGCCATTCGTCTATGTGTTTCTGGCAGGCCGCGAACAGCCCACCCTCCCCGGTGCGTTTCGTCGAGCACGTGTGCGCCCGTACAAGGTACTTCGCGTCCTCTTTGCACTGCGCTGTGCCGCGCGTGCATTCGTAGTGCAGCTCCACCTCCGGCATTCTCGTACTGTCGGCGTACTGCTCTGCTGGTCCTTCGCTCATAGGGTGATGCTACGACGGCGCGCCCTCAAGGTGTGAGGACGCGCCGCCGTGGTGTTGCCTGGGCTTAGATGAATTGCCCGTCGTCGTTCTTACCGAACCAGTATTTGAGCCATGCCCGGAAACGCTTCACTCGTCGTCCTCCTCGTCTGGTTCTTCTGCCTGGATCGTCACGGTACCGCCGTAGCCCTCGCCGCGCATCCGGTGGCCCGGGTTCTCCTGGACGTGCAGGATGGCCGGCTGGGCGGCGTCCGCCGTCGCCTCACACCGGTCGCACCGCAGCTCCGCGCTCACGCTTTGGTCTCCTGCTCGATGATGTAGTCAATTGCCTTGTGGACCATTGCCGGTACGGGGTGTTCCATGGGGCCGCCGGCGAATAGTTCCATGAGCGCCGCCCGGCGGGCCTTGACCTGGTCGACCTTGGCAGCGGTCCGTTCCGCCTGGATCCGGAGCGCCTCCTCCGCGACGTAGCGCATCCACTCCAGCTCTTCCGTGGTGCCGGTAGCCGCCCACTCCTCAGCGGTGAGCATGTTCACTTTGGCTTGGCCGGCGCTGGTCATTACCTTGCGCGGCTTGGGCATGGTCGGCGCCCACTGGACGGTCGTGCTGCAGCGGCAGTTCGGCCGGAACTCGAACTGGATGTCAGGATCGATCCCGGGCACGTAGGAGTCCGCCGGGTGGGTCTTCCGGTGCTCCTCGACTACCTGCTTGATCGTCTCGAAACCCCAATCGCCCGAGGCGTACCATTCGACCGCCTTCCACACCGGGGCGAGATCCCTGATCCTGGCCGTCAGGTTATCGCTCACCCGGTTCACGATGCTGATGAGCCGCTCGGTCTCCCGCGCTTCCGCCTCGTGCCCGTAGGCCCGGAGCGAGTTGGTCATCTGCTGGAGCTGGTAGGTGTTGTTCATGATCCCGTGCGCGTTCATGTCACACAGGTAGTTGAAGCTTCCGCCGCTCACTTGTCGTCTCCCTCGTCGGTTTGGTCCCTGCTGTCGAACACGACCGTGAACGGGCCGTATGCCTGCAGCCGCTTCCCCGGCCGGAGGCTCAATGCTGTGCCGACGTCGTGCGGGCCCGGCGTCAACGTCAGGTGGACCCCGCTCCGCGTGTATCCGCTGCTGACCCAGACGTATCCTCCACTGTCCCGGAGGATGAGGGTGGAATCGTCTGATTCGGTGAGGAGCTCCTGCATCTGTTGTTCTGTTTCGATCCGTTTCACAGTGTTCTCCCTAACGTGGTGGTGGTGCTGCCCGGGGCGTGGTGCCCCGGGCAGCGGTGATGGTTTAGAACGGGGGTTCGGAGTCGGGGCCGTTGCCCCATCCGCCGCCGTTGCTGACGCCCGGGGTGGCCCACGGGTCCTGGCCGGGCGCGGCCTGTGCCGGGTCTACCTGGCTGTACCCTGCGGGCTGCTGCGCGTACTGCTGTGCGCCCGGCTGCGGGCCTGTCGCTGCTGCCTGCGCGTACTGCTGCGCCGGGGCCGTCTGCGGCTGTCCCTGGCCCTGCGGCTGCCCGCCCCACTGGCCCTGCGCCTGAGCTGCTACCTGTTGCTGCGCCGCGGTCTGGTTCCAGTTGCCGGCCTGCTGCTGCTGCACGGGCTGCTGCCCGCCGAAACCTCCGCCGCCGCCCCACTGGCCGCCTGCTGCCTGCTGGCCGCCCCACTGCCCCGCGCCCGCCTGCTGGCCGCCACCGTTCCACTGGTCCTGCTGCTGCCCACCCTGCCCCTGCTGGCCCTTGCCCTGCACCCGCGTGACCTTGGCCTGCGCGTAACGGAGGGACGGCCCGATCTCGTCGACTTCCAACTCGATGACGGTACGCTTCTCGCCCTCTTTCGTCTCGTAGGATCGTGACTTGAGCCGTCCCTGTGCGATCACGCGCATACCCTTCACAAGGGTCTCCGCGACGTTTTCCGCCGCCTCACGCCAAACCGAGGCCCGGAGGAACAGGGTCTCCCCGTCTTCCCACTCGTTGCTCTGCCGGTTGAACGTGCGCGGCGTGCTCGCAAGGGTAAAGTTTGCCACAGCCGAGCCGCTCGGCGTGAACCGGAGCTCGGGGTCGGCGGTCAGGTTGCCGATGACGGTGATTTGTGTCTCTCCAGCCATGCTGGTTATCTCCCTTTTGGTTGTTCTGATTGGTTCCCGATAATCATAACCTTGGTTTCGGGTGGGGTGTGCGCCCGCGTGCGGGGCTTGGGGTGGAGCCCGGGTTCAGTCCATGCGCGGTTACCCCATCGCGTTGCCTCGGCTCTCGCTGGTCACGATCTCCGCCGCCCCAGTCCCCCTCACGCGGGCTGTCTTGTGCCTGCTCCTCATGGCAGGCGCACCAGCACCGGTACCCGTGATACTCGCGCCCGGTGCAGCCCCGATGGCCGCCCGACAAGCAGGCAGCGCTCTCCATCATCCCGGCGCTACTCCCGTGTCCGTCGCCGCGATGCCCGGCACCGGTGACGGCTCCGGAATCCCGAACGTGTCCGCCTGCACCGACAAGCTCAGCCCGTCCTGCTGCGTCACCCGGTACCTGATCTGCGACTCATGCTGATCAATCTTCACCCCGACAACCGCTGCCGGGTCATACCCGTAAGCCTGGGCCATCCCGTCGAGCTGGGCCCGGGTGTTGTCCGTCATCAGGAAACCACGCTCCACGATGGTGAACTCTCCGGCCGTGGCGCCCGCGAGCCGGAACCGGATGATCGCCTCATCCTGGCTGAGGTTGATGCTGGCGACGGTGGTCGGGTCGTACCCGTACATGGCCGCTACTTGGGCGAGGGTGTCTCTGGGGTTCAAGTCCATTGCTGTCTGCTCCTAGATGTCCCGGTAGATGATGCCCGTGGACGTGAGGGTGCCGTCATCATTGTAGAGCGATGAGATCCCACCCACCGGGTCACTGATGGTGCGGCCGTGCCATGCGAAACGCTCCAGCCACGGGCGCTTCCTCATCTCCGGGATGACCGCCTGCATGAACGTATTCACTTGGGCCCGCGTGTATGCGTTCGGGACCGTGCTGCTCGCGTTGAAGTCGTACACCGCGAACTCTGTCACCCACACCGGGCGCTGGTACAGGTTCCACAGCTCGTCAATCTTCCCAATGAACGTGCTCACCGACGGCTGCTGGTAGATGTGGCATGCGATGAAGTCCACCCGGCGTCCCTGCGCGGCGACGCCTGCCATGAAGTCAGCGAACCATTGGGTGCGGGTGCCTGTGCATGCGGGGGAGCCAAGCCGGAGCCCCATCGCCTCCAGTTGCGGCCACAGCGTGAGCGCCTCGTCCACGGTCATGTTCGCCTGGCTGCTGCTGTCGGGCTCATTGAATCCGAGGATGTGGTCCGGGGTGTCCGGTGCTGCGATGACGGCCGGGATCTGGGCAACCCTGGTGGGGTTGTCCGACCACATCATGGGTACGAACCTCTGCCCTTGCCACGGCATATTCTGCGTTGTGGCGAGGTTCATCGTGTTCGAGTAGGTGTAGAACCAGTCCGGGTTGATGGTGTTGAGGTGGTCGATGTCCGTCTGAGTCTTCATCCCGTTGCATAGCCCTTTCATGGCTGGCGGGGGTGACGGGAACGTGATCGGCCATGCGCCGGGGCTGGCGCTGGTCTTCCCGGTGGCTTTGAGTGCGACGTTGGCGTTGCGGAAGTCGGTCATGTGTTTAGTCCTCTGCCTGGTAGAGCGCCACCGCTGTGATGGCGTCCGTGAGTGTCTTGATGATTGCCTCTTTGCTGCCGGTGAGGCAGTAGCCGTCTCCGCCGGCGTCGAACATGAGCCCGATCTTGCCCGGGTCTGCCTCTTCGCCGTCGTCCCGGGGTGTCTGGCGGTCGCCGGCCTCCTCCTCATTGCCGAGTACGTATGTGGCGCAGTGTCCCGCGCTTCCCCACTCGATGCTGCTGCTCACTTGGTTCCTCCCTTGCGGAGCCCGAGGCGGGCGTCCATGTCTTCTGCTATCTGCTTGCTGATGGGGTGCCCTGCGGCGATGCTCATCGCCGCTAACGCGAGGAGGTTGGCTGTGCGCTGCTCGTAGGCGAGCGCGAGGGTCGCCTCGACGGCCGCGCGGGCCACCTCCGTGTGTGTGCCGTTGCGGAGCCGACTGGTCGCCTGGGCTGCGTGCTGGTTGCCGTCCATGTCGCTCACTAGCCCTCCTCCTGCCCGTATTCGAAATAGGCTGTGTCCGCCCGGAGGCCGCCGACCATGGCCTCCAGGTAGTCACACCTGGCCGCGAGCTGCTCCCGTGTGGCGCCTCCCCATTGCATGTAGCTCCCGTGGTCCGGGCTGAGAAGGAACTCAGTCACGGAGCCGTCGGCGTCGTTGGTGATCTTCCCGCTAATCGTGAAGCTCATGCCCGCCCCTCCCTTACGTGTGTGTCGAGCTGCTCCAGCGCCTGCCATAGCTCGGGCCCGTGCTGGGGCCTCCATCCGCAGGCGCAGAACGGGTCGCCGTCGTGCCCGGGCGCCCTGTAGTGGCGCTCCCGCTCCTCCGCCGTCTTGTATGCCGGCGGGGTCCAGCCCAGCTCCAGTAGGGCCCTGATCTGCAGCTCCGCCACAAGGAGCGGGACCGCCGGGTCTGCCTGGTAGGCTACCGGGGCTTCGCTGACCCATTTGGTGCCGATCTCCGCGAGTGCGGTCCTGGCCTGCTGCCGTGTGCTGACCCGGTGCTTCAACGCTTCGTCCTTCTGAAACTCAGCGAGCGTCTTCTCTGGCTTGTCGTTCATTCTCTTCCCAGCTCTCCCTTGCTGCGGCGATGATCGCCTGATTGATTGCTCCCTTAGCCTCGTGGCCGTGGGTTGTGAGGTATTCCAGCGCTTTGAGCCCCTCTGGTGTGAGGTTCACGCTGATGCGGGCGCCTCCGCCTTTGTGTCGGAACGTTGTGCTTGCTGGCATAACTCGATCATAACCTAGGTTTCGGGGTGTGTGTGCGCCCGGCCCTAGATCGTGCTCCACGGGTCCGACTGCCCCACCTCAACCACCCCGAGCGTCACCGACTCTGATCCTGGCGGCTCATAGTATGCGAGGAGCATCGCCTCCGCCCGGTCCGGGCTCCGCTTCCCGCGCTTCTTCATGTCGGCTTTCTTCTCAATCAGGATCCTGGCCGTACTGTCACTCCCGTACGTCGGGGTGTTGAGCTGTGCCATCTCCTTAGTGTCGATCTCCAAAAAGACCGGCACCTTATTCAGCGCGTTCGGCTGGATGAGCTCCCTCAGCGTCCACCACATCTCCGCCCGCTGGTTGTAGAACTTGGTCGAGTCGCGGGCCTTCTCCGCCACATTGACGGCCACGATGTGGGCCTTGAACTTATGCTCCTCCTCCCACTGCTGCAGGATGCCAGCCACGCCCCAGCCCACACCGATGGCGTCAATCTTCACCTGTACCGGCTGCGTGATGCCCCGGGCTTCGTGGTCCTTCTCCGCCTCCCTGATGTGGTGGAGGATGACGCCCGCGACGTGGGGTGCGTTCTCATTCTCGGCGCCGCGGCTGCTGTGCACGATCTTCGCCGCCCATCCGTCCAGCCTGGCAATCGCGAACTCGTCCCCACCGTCTGCTGCGATGTCACAACCGAGCTTGATGCGGCCGGGTGCGGGCTCGTGGCCCTCTTCCGGGGGTTCCATGGCGTCCGATAGCCAGCCGGCCGGGAGCGTCTTGTTGGAGCCGTCCTTCACGAATCGTGCGAGCGCCCGTGCCTGGAACCATGCGCTGTCCTCCCCGAACTCGGAGCGGAGGTTCTCTACCCACACCTCATCGATCAGGTGTTGGACAACCTCGTGCGGGTCGACCTCCGGCGGGCAGGTCTTGCACTGCCCGCTGTATTCGCCCGTGAACGCTGGTGTGGCGTCGTACGGGATGGGGACCGTGTTGTAGAGCGGGCTCGTGCAGATCTTCTCGAACCACTCACCCTTCTCCCCGTCGACCGGCGGGTTCCCGAGGACAAGGAGGCGCGTGTCAACACCTGTCATGAGCGCCTCGATGCTGTCACCGAAGGTCTTCTTGATGCCGCCGCCCTCGTCCACGATTATGAGGAGGTGCGGTTTGTGGTAGCCCGAGATGCCGGCCTCAGCATCATCCGGGGGCTTCACACCGACGGCGAGCTCGTCAGGCCCGAACGTCCATGCCGTCGCTGATGTGGTGCCCATAAGCTCATGGGTCATCTGGATACGGCGGATGTGCGGCCATAGGAGCGACTTGACCTGCCGGAAGTTCGTTGCCGTGGTCACGACAAGGGCTGTGCCTGGTGGGTGGACGGCGATCCAATAGGCTGCGAGCCTCGCGGCGAGGTGTGTCTTGCCTGGGGCGTGGCATGCCGGTACCGCGGTCCTCTTGTTGTCCGCGACGGACTGCAGGACTTCCTTCTGCTTGGACCACAGGGTCTCCCCGAGCCCCTCCTCGACGAAACGTACCGGGTCCCCAAGGTATTGCAGCCACTTGTTGTCGTGCCGGAACTGGATATGCCGGAGTAGTTCCTTCCGTTCCGCCTGCGACAGTTTGCCGATGGTGCGGCGCCGCTGCGCGTCTGGCATGGCGGCGAGCCGGTCGATGTACTGGTTGATGCTAAGAGCCACCGAGCGCCCGCTCCAGTGCCTCGCTCAGCGCGTCCACCGTGACCACGGTCTCGTGCTTGCTCTCCGTGCGGATAGGCTCCCCGGTGGTGCCTTCCAGCCCTAGCCGGTCCCTGCGGCCGTAGTCGCCTGGGCGGGTGCGTTCCAGCCACCACGCCTGGGCCTGCCACTGCGTCTTGCCCGCTGTCTGGATGTTGTGGACGGCCCGGATCTCCGCCGCCGCGCTGGCGCGTTTGATCTGGTGCGCGAACACCACGTACGGCCATTCCGCCGCGAGGAAGCCTGCCGGCCGGTGCCGCCACATGTACTCGCCGCTGGCCTTCTCCGCCGGGTTGCCGAGCGCGTCGGTCTCCGTGTGGTCTTTCCCCTCGAACTGCTCCAGGATGAGGTCCGCGTTTTTGCCCGTGCTGTCGAGGCGATCCATCTCCAGCTCACCGCGCATACGCCACCGGTGGAACGTGTTCTCCCCGATGCCGGAGAACGCGCACGCTGTTTTGATGTAGTTACCGCCGGAAACAAGGTTCACGATCGCGTTCATTCGGGTGAGGCTGAGCTTGGTCTCTTTCCCCACGTTCGCTTTGCGGGGTGCCTTGTCGGGGTCTGTGCGCCGGCGGACGGGCGGTTTCGCGCGTGCCGGGGTGGCCGGTGTCTCCGCCGGTTGTGAAACGGTTCTTTTAGATGGCATCCCTAATCCCCTGTTCGCCGCGCCGGTGGCGCTCTTGCTTGACCTCATCGCTTCGGCGTGCGTAAAGCTATCTCAGGGTACCCACTCTTCCCATCCTTGGGGTGGACGAGTGCCGGGAAGCGCCGGAGCAGGCCTGCTTGGGCTTCATGCTCGGCCTGCACCCGTGCGTCTCCCTGTGCAGCTACCTGGCCGCCCTTGAAGGTACGCATGGGGCGCCCGTGGGCGGTGTGGTCATCTACCCGTAGGACTCCGCCGTCGCGCTCGTAGTGAATGAGCGTGATCTCGTAGTCCTGCTTGCTTGGTTCCTGGACCCTGATTGTGGGGTCATTGATGTAGCCAAAGCAGTTGCCAATGGCGAAGTACAGGCCGACGACGCTGCGGTTCCTCATGTAGAAATGGTTCCCGGTCGCGTTCAGTCCCCACAGGGTGACGCGCTCGCGCCGGCATTGCTCAAATGCTGAGCTGGTGAGGTCTTCCCATCCTTGGGCGTCAAGGTCTTCGAGGTTCTTTCCGCCTGGGGCGAGGCGCCGGATTCCGCGTACGTCGTCGTCCATGAGGACCATGCGGTGCCCTGCCGGGAACTGCTGCCGGATGTGGTTCTGGGCATGCCCGTAGCCGGCCGGTGCGGTGTGCCAGTTGATGGTCGGGTGCTCTGCTTTGGGCTGGGTGTAGTCTCCCTTGGGCCCGACGAATACGTGGATCTTCTCCGGGGGTGTGCCGTACCCGAGGAGCGTCCCAATGGTGTCTTCGCTGATGGTGTCGGCCCGGTCGTACGTGGGGATGCAGATAGCGTCGTAGGTCATCTCTTGCGGTCTCCGTGTGTGGGGCAGTCGGGGTTGGTTGGTTTCGGGTAGCGCGGGTTGTAGCGCCATGGTGGGCAGGAGCATCCGGGGTAGGTGTTCGTCGGCCGATGCCAGAATGATTCGTAGCCGGTGGCGACGACTTCGGGGTGCTCCTTACTGCTCATTGGGCCCGGTGCTCGCGTTCGTAGGCGGCCTGCTGGGCTTCTGGGCATTGGGCGTTGTTCTCGTGGTGTGTGGTCATCGTGGCGACGACGAAACTCTTGTTGCAGTACCGGCACTGGTAGCGGTGGTCGCCCTGGCGTGGTTTGTGGTCCATGTGTGCTATCTCCTCCGGGTTGTAGCTCGGGTGTGCTATTTGCGTACCGTGATCGTCGTTATGACTGCGTCGACGTGGCCGCCCCGGTCTGCCTTGTGCTCCGCGCTGCCCGATGGGGGCGAGCTCCTCGTCCATGACGAGCTGCGCGCGCTTTGCTGCCCGGGTCATGATGCCGACGACGGCCACGGCCGGCATGTCAGCGGTGATGGTGAGGGCGTCCATCTCCTGGTTGAACGCTTCGTAGACGTTCTTGGGGGTGCTCATGCTTCGGTGCTCCTGAACTTTGCTGTGGCTTCGGCGGCGATCTTTCGTTCACGCGCTGTGCGGCGTTCCGCGCTGCTCGTGGTCTCCTCCGCATAGGTGCGGCAGTCTTTCATCCCGGACATGGCGTAGTAGACGATGCTGAACCGGTACGGTTCCATTCGGGCGCCGGCGCGGGATGCCATGGGGGTGACGCCGTGGACAAGGTCCTTCCCGCAGAACCACGAAACCTCGCCGTCCCTGCACGGGAACGCTATGTCGTATTCGGGGAGGTGGAGGTGTCCGCCGTCCATCCGGTACCGGAGTGTGGGCATGGCTGACCATGTCGGGAAGTTCATGCCGTCCCGGTGGTACGGGAGTGTGGCGGTTTTGTTGATGACTCCGCTCGTCCAGAGTGCGTCGTCTTCCATCTTCCACTCAGGGAGGATCTGGTTCAGGACTTCGCGGTCTGCTGCTGCCCGGTCCGGGAGTAGCTCGTCGAAGGTGCTGGAGAGGTGTGCGGCGAGGTGGGTGAGGGTCTGGTGTTGTGCCGGGAATTGGGTGCTGGAGCCGGCCGCACGGCAGGACTCGCGTCCGTTCGCTACCCGCTTCGGTTGCCACCCGAACGTCTTCCCTCCTCCGCCCATGCCTCCACGGATTCGGGCGACGGTGTCCATCTCCACCGTTGTGGCTGCCTGGCGGAGTGCTGTGGTCCACCATGGGTCGAGTTTGGTGATGAGCCCGATTATGGTTTGGGTGTCGCCGTCGATGATCCGGACGATGTCGCCGGCCTCTTCCGGGCTGGGGATGTTCGGGAGGATGTCTCCTACCTTGGTGCCTACCAGGGTGCCTGCTTCGGCGGGGGTGAGGATTCGGTAGGTGACGTAGTCGGTGATGGTCATGCCGTGATGGTCCTGCCTGTTTTGGTGTCCCAGATGGTGTACTCGAATTCTCCGCCGCAGACCTTGGTGAGGTGGTCTGCTGCGCGTTGGGCGCCGGCGCGGGTCCAGAACTTGTCCGCTACCCCGATGGCCCGGTACGTGCCGGTGAGCCATGCGTGCAGCTCGTAGCGGCGCCTCATTTCTTGCCGCCGATGCGGGCGAGGATGGGGCCGAGCTTCTCCGCGATCGCGAGCATCTTCGGGGCCTGAGCGTACAGTCGCTCCAGGTACTCGTCCTCCGTGATGCCCTGGGCTGCTGCTGGGTCCATGGGGCCCGGTTCCACCGTGATCCCGAGGACCGTGACCGGGCCTAGGCCGTTCTTCGCCATGGCGCGGTAGCGGGCCCGTGCCGCGTCCTTCTGCTCTTCGGTCAGGTCACTCCATGCGCTCACTTTGTCTGCTCCTCGAGGATTGTCTTCACTGTGGCTGCGTTGCTCTTCGTACCCTTGGTTTTGGCGAGCTCGTAGAGCTGCTCCTGGATCCACTGGAAGATCGGAATGGGGTACTCAATGATGAGGGAGCGGCGGCTCGCTGCCGCCCACTTGTCTTCCGCCTCCACCGGGGCTGCTGCGGTGTCGGGGGTGTCTCCGGGGAGTGCCGGGGGTGCTGCGAGTTCCTGCTCAATGAGGAGGTCCTGGATGTCGTCCGCGTTGTACCCGGTCCCGTCCGTGTCCGGAAGATCCTGGATGAGGGCGAGGAGGTCAGCGTTGTCGTAGCCGGCCTTGTCGGCGGTGCGGTTGTCCGCGACGACGATCCGGGCTGCGGTGTCGTCGTCCACATCCACGTAGTCTGCCTCGATGTGCGTCCACCCGAGCTGGCGGGCTGCTTTGAGTGTGTGGTTTCCCGCGAGGACCTCGTGCCGGCGGCCCGTGTGGGTGCCCTTGTTCACGATGATGGGTTTGAACTGGCCCAGTGTGGCGAGGCTGTCCGCTACTGCGTCGACGTCGCCGCGGCGCGGGTTCTGGTGGTAGTGCTTGAGCTTGCTCACCGGTGTCTTCACTCGGTCTCCTCCTGGCAGTTGTGGCCGGCTGTGAATGCTTGCAGTGTGGCGGCGCCGTGGCGGTTGTTTGGTCCGTTGGTGCCGTCGTGGCATTTCTCGCACTCCACGTAGATCCGGCCGGCCGCGTTGGTCAGGATGAATCCGGAGTCGTTCGGTACCGGCGTCATGGCTGGTCCCCGCTGATCTGTTCGATGAGTTTGTTGAGTTGGGCCCGCTGGTCCACGTAGAACCGTGTGACCTTGGACCGGTTCGCGCTCGTGTCCCTCGGGCTGCCCTTGCCGTCGAGGAGCTCCCACGGGTGGTCGATGAAATGGTTGCACCGCTCGATGGCTGCCTGTGCCTGCTCAGCGGTCTCGATTCGGCCGGTCATGGCCTGGGGGCTTTCTGGCCCGTTGCAGCCTCCACGGCGGCGAGGATCGTCTCCGCCGGGCTGCTGGTGCCGTGGCGCTTCGCTGCCGTGTCGAGGAGGTCCCGCACTACCCAGTATTCGTCGAGGTCGTAGTCCAGCATCATCCCCTTACTGTCGCGCTCCTCCCAGTCCTTCCACTGGTGGAAAGGTGCCGGCGCCGGGGTGCTGCTCTTTTCCACCGGTGCCGGGGCGACGTCGTCCGCGAGCGTCGCCATATCGGCCGGGGTGAATCCTGTCCCGTCGAGGGTGCTCATGCCCTGCACAAGGGCGAGGAGCTGCTCCGGGTCATAGGTTGCGAGGTCGCTGGTGCGGTTGTCCGCGAGGACAATCTTCGCGGCCGTGGTGTCGTCGACATCCACGTACACTGCGGCGATGGTCTCCCACCCGAGGATGGTTGCGGCCTCGTGGGTGTGGTTGCCGGCGAGGATCTCGTCCGGGCGTCCGGTGAGGGTGCCGATGTTCACGACGATCGGCTTGTACTGGCCCAGCGTCCGGAGGGACTCCTGGATAGCGGGGATGTCGCCGCGACGCGGGTTGCGCGGGTATTTGTGCAGCTCCGCCACCTTGGCGTCGCCTCTGCTCTTGATGGTGTCCATACATCAATCGTAGTAGCGCCGCAAGGTGGCCCGGGTACGCAAAAAGGAGCGCCGCCCAACGATTCCCCAATCGTTGGGTGGCGCTCCGGTCTGTGAGGGCTATGCCCGTTTTGTTTTGCGTTCCTCGATCAGGTCATGCTCTGAGATGAACGCTGTCACGATAAGCAACTCTACCGCGTTTTCCTCCGGGGTTCCTTCCCCTTCGATGGTCTTGCACTTCGCTACCGTGGCGTCGTACTCCTCCGGGGTGAGGGTGCCGTCGGCCCGGCAGGATTCGAGGGCCTGGGCCATGGCGCGGCCTGCGTCTATCGGGTGCATCATCGTTCGCCCCTGACCTGTTCGTTGAGCCAGTTGGCGGCGACGGACCGGAGCTGGGCCTCCGACCGTACCTTGTTGCCGCCGCGCTCGTAGTCGCAGGTGTTGATCTCGTCGAGGAAGCCTTCTTCGCCTTTGACCTCCACCCGGTTTCCGTTCGTCCGGAACAGGGTGCCCGTCGCTTTGTGGACTACTTGAATGACTGTGTGGAAGTCGCCTGCTCGCTTGCTGTACGGGTCCTTGCCCATGGTCTCTATTCCCCTTCGGTGTCGGTGGTGAGCTCGATGAGCCACTGGTAGTCGTGGCCGCCCATGTAGGAGGCCTCGATCTCGAGCGCCTCGATCGTCTCGATGTCGCAGCCGAGCTCGGTGCTGAGCGCGTACTGGGCCGTCGTGATGGCGAACTCTTCGCTGAGGTTCATCCCGGATGCGACGGTGATCTTTGCGGAGGCGATGCCGCCGCCGTCCAGCTCTTCGGTGTCCATTTCAATGACTGTGGCTGTGATGGTCTGCACGGCCCTACTTCCCTTCGGTGATGACGGTGAGGGAGCGGGCTGCTGCGCCGCAGGTGCGGGTGTGGTCGGTGGTGAGGCGGAGGTAGGCGGCGCCGCCGACGATGCTGATGACTTCCCAACGGGCGTCGTTGCCTTCGCGGTGCTGCACGTCGCCTTCGGCGCGGGGTGCGAGGGTGACGATGTCGCCGGCGTTGATGTTGGTCTTCTTGTTCATGGTCTCTCTCCCTAGAGTCCGTATCGGGTTGTTCCGATAGATAAACCATAACCTAGGTTTCGATTGTTGACAAGTCGGGGCGCAACGGTACGCCGCCGTACCCGCGGATACGGCGGCGCCCGGAGCCCTAGCCGGCGGCACGCTGGGGGCAGTGGCCGCCGGCCGGGCTCTGCCGGTTCGAGGTGAGGGAGCACCCCTGCCGGCTCCTAGCCCGGAAGCGTGTTGCTGCCTCCGGTGATCTGCGCGAGTAGGTCCCTGTTCGCCTGGCGGAGCTGCCCGATGGTCCGGGCCCGGCGGAGAAGCTTGCCCGTGAGTACCCGGTTCCGGAGGAGTAGCCTCATGCGCTCGCGGTGCTCGCGGTGGAACATCCCCCAGATCTGCATGGGATCCTTGAGCGGACTCACCCGGCGGAGCGCGCGTACCTGGTCCTCCAGCTCCCAGATGCGCTGCTGCCGTTCGGCGTTGACCGACCGTAGCTGGTGGATCGTGGCCGCCTCCATGCCGGGCCCGTCCCATGCCGTGCCGTCGTTCACATCCACCCGGATGCGCTCCGGGTCGCCGTCGATCGTGACCAGCATCTTCCCGTCAACGGTGGAGCGCTGGACCATCACCTCGACGTCGCCGTGGGCGATGGCGCACGCCTCGTGCGCGATGAGCTCCCCGTCGTCGTACTGTGCCGGGATGTATGCGGCCGGTATGCCGCGGGCCGTGGTGTCCGTGTCGCTGACATGTATGGCCGCGATCTCTAGCGCCCGTTCGAGCTGCTCCTCGTAGCCCTGCAGCGTGTCGTACTGCCCGATTCCCCGGGATGATTCGAGGATGCCGCCGATGATCCGGTGAAGCTCCTGCGCTTCCGTATGGCTGGCTGTTTCCGTCATGCTGTCTCTCCCTCCGTGTGCTCCAGTGCCGCTTTGGCTTGTGTCTTGGTTTGGAATCCCCCGAACGTGACTGCCCCGCAGGTTTCGCACCGTGCCGCGTAGCCCTTGGCCTCGCCCTGGTTGCCCGATGTGCCACGCTCGAACGCTACCGTCTGGTGCTTCATTCCGTCTCTCCTCCGGTGTGCTCCTGCTTGGGCTCGAGTTCGGCCTCGAGCCGTACCATTTCTGCGTCAGCGTGCGCGAAGTCGGCTAGGTCTGCCGTGGTGGCGGTGCGCCCGATCATGACGACGCGGGTGACGCGGACGGCGGCCGTGTTGCGGCGCTGACGGGCCTTCTCCCAGTCCTCGTGCGTACTCACCGGCGCTTGTCCTCGATCGTGCCGAGCGGGTAGATCGGCGGGTGCTCGATGTCGTGTGTGTAGTCGCAGCCGTCCTCGACGCAGGCGTAGCGGGTGATTGCCCGCCATCCCGTGTAGGCGATGGCGAGTGTGTGGTGGCCGCAGGCCGGGCACGCCGCGCGTGGCGGCTCTGTCGTCTCTACTGTTCCTGTCATGCGTTCAGCTCCTCAATGGTTGCCATGAACTTAGCCGCGTAGCTGGTGTCCGTGGTGCGGTGGTCGATGTCGTCCAGCCATGCCTCGACTACTTCCGTTGCCTTCGGGAAACGGTTCTGGAGCTCGGTATCGATGACCCAGTACAAGGCGTTTTTCGTCGTCGGGAGCGTCGCGTAGTCGAGCGCTTCAAGGTCGCGGTAGTCCTTGAGGAGGGCCTCCGTCGTTGTGACCTTCGCGAGGGCCTCCAGCCGGTGCCGGTACTCCGTGGTCATCGCGAGGAGGACGATGGTCTCCGCCTCTTCGCGGTCGGTCTTTGCCCCGAGGGTGTCGAGTGCCTGCATCATCATGCCCGTAGGCATGGCCTTGATTTTGGCGGTGAGCTTCTGCTTCGCCGTGGTTCCTGTGGTGCTCATGTCTACTTACCTACCCATTCCGGCTTAGTCGTTTCGGTGGCGAGGCCCGTTGCGAGCTCGAGCTCGGCCTGAGCCATGGGGACCCGGAAGGCCCGGAATGCGTGGCGGCTGAAAAACCAGGCCTGCCGCTGTCCCTTCTTTGTAGTGGTGAACCAGATCTCGCGGGGCGTCTTCGTTGCCATGGTCTTAGGCCTTCGGGGTCCAGATGCCCACAACCTTGCCGGCGGGGTAGTGCTGCACCCGCGGGCTGTTGTTCCACTTCGCGTCCACGGTGCCGTCCTCGTGGACCTCGATGTTCGTGAGGCGGGACTTGCTGCTCGTGCGGTCCCCAACCTGGAGTTCGGTAGCCGGTACGGTGGTGAAGTTCTCGAAGTTGCTCATTGGATTCTCTCCCTAGAATCGTTCGCCCTTGGTGGCGATAAATCAAGCATAACCTAGGTTTCGATCGTTGGGTGACCGTTCCCGAAAGTTTCTCGAAAAAGTTTTCCGCCTACCGTCCCGGGCCCACCTGGTCCGGTGAAATGCCCAGCATCATTGCCGCCTCGACAAGCTCCTGGCCCGGGGTCCACGCCTGTTCCGCGAGGAGGCCCGGCCGTACCTTGGCCCGGAGTTTCCCGACCACGATCGCCGCTCCTCCGGTGCGGTCCGGTTCCCGTAGCTGCTTCCCCGCAATGATGTCGTCGAGGTCCCCGAGGGTGTAGCCGGCCGCCTCGATGCCGGCGGCGCCGGTGCCGGAGACGAGCCGGCCGAGGGCCTCCATGTCGTAGGATGCGAGATCGCTTGCGCGGTTGTCCACGAGCACGATCCGCTTCTCTGTGTCTGCGTCCGCGTCCACCCATGAAACGCCGATGCGCTCCCACCCGAGCTGCTTCGCTGCTTCCATGAGGTGATTACCCGCGAGGACCCTGTTGTTCCGCTTGTTCACCACGATCGGCCGGTACTGCCCATGGATCCGGAGTAGGCCCGTGAGCATCCCAACGTCACCCTGGCGCGGGTTCCCCGGGTACGGTACAAGGTCCCGGATGAGCGCCCACGCCGTGCTCACCGTGTTCGGGGCCGCAGTGGTGGTGCTGATCTCCTCGACCAGCCCCAGCCGTGTGAGCATGACGTCCACGGCGTCTGCCTGCGCCCGCGGGAGCGTACCCCTCCACGCCTCGTACGCGGCTGGGCTGATGCTGCCCCGGGCCGTGCCCATCTGGAAGCTCAGCGGCTTCGCCTGCGGCGGCGGTGCCGGCTCGGCGTCGTCGCGCTCGCCGTCGTCCTGGCCGCGGTCCGGGTTGAATGCGTCGAGGTCGATGTCCGGGAGCTCGAAGTCCTCTTGGGTGTAGCCCGTGCCGAGAAGATCCGGGAGGCCGGCCGCGAGCTCGAACGCTGCTGCCGGGTCGGTATACCCGGCGTCGGACGCGCGGTTGTCCGCGAGCATGATCTGGACCGCCTGAGCCTCCGTGCAGTCCGTGAACGTCACGCCGATGCTCGCCCACCCCAGCTTGCGGGCTGCCTTCCACGTGTGCGTACCGGCGAGGATATGCCCCGTCGGCCGGTGGACGAGGATTGGTTTGTACTGGCTGTTCGTCCGGAGGCTCTCCGTGATGACCGCGACGTTCCCGCGGCGGGCGTTGCCGGGGTGCGGCCGGATGCTCCCAATAGGGACCTGCTCGGCGTCTACCCGGATGTTCTCGGCGCTCATCTGATGACGTGCTTCACTCGCTCGCAGAATCCGGTGATGAGGTGGGCGCCGGTCGGTGATGATTTGCGGGTGGAGTAGTGGATTGTGACCTGACGGGCGTCCGCGTAAATGCTGTGGACCTCATTCGGGTCAAACCCTAGGAGCCTGGCGATCTCCCCGAGCGTCTCGCGACTGACCGTCGCGTCCTCGATGGTGAGGGGTGCCTGCGGCTCCCAGACAATTTCGTCCGGTTCGCCGGGGTGCTTGATGCAGTACTCTCCGGATTTGGAACCGAACTTCGTGATGTCTCGCGTCTGGACGTAGCGCTCTTCGTTTTCCATACCCTTAGTGTACTGGGGCACGAAAGAGCCCCGGCCACGTAAGGGAGTACGTGGCCGGGGCTCTGGTCGGTGCTGCCCCGGGGTCTCACGGCCGGAGTAGCTGGTCTTTACCCTACACGGGGTGCGGGGTCATACGGTAGCCCGTCTGCGGTCCGGAATGATTCCGGCCGGGCGTGATCGAGGTGGAAGATTTTCGTACCGTAGCGGATGGCTGCGGAGACCCTGCCGGAGGCATAATTCCTGCAGCAGGTGCAGTCCCGGATTTCGATGACGTCGGCGCCCCGAACCTCTTCGAGACTGCCCTCGTACGTCATGCCCAGCGGTGTTGCCATGGCCTTACTCTCCTATGCTTTCGAGGTATGCCTGACCGTGATGGTGACCTGTGCGCTCGCTGCCTTGAGGCCGAGGCCTGAGCTCTGGCGGGTGCCGTCATGGAACTCAACAACGGCGTCGAAGGTGCGGATTTCGCGGATGGTTGCGGGCTCCCACCATTCGGTGAGGACGATGCTGCGGGCGTCGGTGGTGACGCGCTTGGCGCTGACCTCCATGCCGACGGTGAGGTTCTCTGCCTCTACCCGCGCGGCCCACTCGTTGGCCCGTTCCTGGTTCTTTTTGCTGAGCTTTACCATGGTGTCTCTCCCTAGACTCCGTTCGGCTTGTGCCGATAGATAAACCATAACCTAGGTTTCGATTCCTGACAACTGCTGGCTAGGCTGCCTTCTCCGCGAGCTTCACCACAAGGTCCTGCAGGATGCTCCCACCCCCGGTCTCGTCGCGCTCGATACCGTCCACCACCCCGTCGACCTCCTTCCGTTTGTGCTCGATCAGTTCCGCGATGTCGTAGTCAATCGTGCCCTCCGTCAGCATGAGCCAGCCCGTGACGTCGCTGTCCTGGCCGCGGCGGTGGAACCGGTCGAGTACCTGGTCCATGCCGCCCGGTGTCCAGCCCTGCTCGACTATGAGCGCGTTTGATGCTGCGGTGAGTGTAATGCCTAGGCCGGCTGCTTTGATCTGCCCCACGAAAACTCTGGTCTTGGAATCCTCTTGGAATGCCCGGACCGCTGCGTCCTTTTGTGTCTCGGATAGTTTGCCGTTGTGCGTGACCGCCTTGAGTGCTGTGGCGAGCGGCTCCATGATGTCATGGTGCCACCCAAAGATCCCCAGCTTGGCCGTGGCGTCGCCGTCGAGGAACGTCTTCGCCCAATCCACCGCCGCTTTGTGCTTGGCCCTGGCTGCCAGCTTCTTGAGGTGTGTGATCGCGACAAGGTGCTGCGCGGCCTCCGCCCGGAGCTCCGCCTTCCACGCCGCCTCTTGCGCCTCCACGCTGCTGTTCCCTGCCCGGAGTGCCGCCTCTTCTGCCCGCTTCCCCAGGTACTCGACGATGTTCGCCTCAGCGTGCCGGTACTCGACCATGATGCGCGGGTCTCCCTCGACCACGATCGGGGCCCAGCGGCGCTCCGGGGCGCCCTTCCAGACGTCGACCTTGTTCCGGCGGACGTAGCATGTTGCTCGCATGTCGCGGTTCAGTGCGACGTTCCTGCCCGCGTACTTGGCCTTCGCTTTCTTCCCGCCGAAGTCTTCGAGCCGGCCGACGGCCTCGATCTGCGTCCACACCTCGGCCTGTTTGTTTTCTATCGGGGTGCCCGACAGGCACAGCCGTGCCGTGTCCTGCTCTTGCGGGACCCTTTCGAACAGTTCCAGTGTTGCCCGGGTTCGCATGATGGCGGGATTTTTGATGAGGTGCGACTCGTCCGCGACGGCGCCGCGCGGCGTCGGAAGGATCGGCAGCCATGCGTCGAGGATGTCGTAATTGATGATCGTGATATCTGCCCATGCGAGCGGCTCCTGGGCTTTCCGCCCCGACAGGACCTGGACCGTCGCGTACGGGAGCGCCCGTTCCGCCTCGCGGCGCCAGTTCCGTTTCAGTGATGCCGGCACGACGATGACGGCGGGCATGGCCTGGAGCTGGTGGATCACCCCGAGCGCCTGGGCCGTCTTCCCCACCCCCGGCTCGTCCCCGATGATGCCCCGCCCGGCCGCGTGCCGCACCATGTACTCGATCCCTGCCCGCTGGTAGTCGTAAGGCTCCAGCCCGAAACCGTCCCGGAGCTGGTAGTCGGTGTCGCCGGCGGCGCTCGCCGTGATCCGGAGCGCCTCCGCCTTACCCTGCTCGATCCGGAGCATGGCCTCCATACTGACAACCGCGTCGACCTTGGCCGCCCATGCCGCGAGCCGGAGCGCAGCCTCCCCTGGGACCACCCAGCAGCGGGCCGGCTGGAACCAGCTCGCGCCCTTCATGCTGGCGATGCCGGCGCCGAGCGTCTGGTCCGCGAAGTCGTACCGGACCTCGAAATGGGTGCCCGTGTAGTGGAGCTTCGGTTTCTCCGCCACCCGGAGGAGGCGGACGCGGGCCTGCCCTTTCATGCCGAGCCGGAACTCGTCCGCGAACTCCCGGACCGCGGCGGCCTGGTGTATCGGCACCATCCATCCTTTGAGCTCCAGGCTGTACGCCCGGCCGGGCAGCCGCGTGGCCGCCCGGACGAGTGTGCTGTCGAATCCCTCGAACCGGATGATGAATGAGCCGCGCTCGACCGTCACCGTTCCTGCGGTCATGCTGCCTGCTCCTCTTCTGCCTGCTGGAATGCTTCGATCATGTCCATGAGTGCCGCGTAGGCCTGCTGGGGGACGACGCCGTTCCCGCATGCCTTGAGCTGCTCGCTCCGGGTTAGCCCGATCTCCGGGGCTGTGAGCCATCCGTCGGGGAGGCCCATCATCCATTCTGTGAACCGTGCGCTCAGTCGCTCTGCCCCAGTGCGTCCAGTAGGCTCTGTTGGCCGGGGAGCTCGCCGGCCGGTGACCCGTTCCCAGCGTTCGATTGCTGCGGTGTAGTCGCCCCAATTCGTACTGACGCCGACGGGAGTGTCAGGTCCCCGCTGGATCCGCGCTGGTTCGGTCCGCCCTTCTCCCCATCCGATGCTTTCGGCGTCGGTAGCAGGCTGACTGCCGTCCGTAGGTTCGGTCCGCCTGTCTTGTTCGGGCCCGCGCCCGGTCCTGTTGTGTCCGAAGTCGTCGGCGTAGGCAGCATCAGTACGCGTGTATTTAGTGGCGGTGTGTTCCGTAGGAACTGGCTCGGTCCGCCGTTGTTCGCCCCGTCCTGCGTCGTCACCGTCGGCAGCAACAGGACCTCCGCCTCCGTGTCCCCATGCCTCAGCAGCCACTCGTGGCTCTTCGACCCCACCGGCCCGCAGCCCTTCCATGCCCTGGCTGTTGGCGTCCCCAGTATTGCGTCGTCGGGCGAGAACAAAGACCCTGAACCTTGCGTGGCAGGCTCCCACGTCGGCAGCCCGGAGACCACGCCATTCCGCATCGTACCCGAGGTCGGAAAGGTCTCCGAGAACACGTCCAAGTGCTCGCAAAACAGTCCCTCCGTCGCCGGTGTCTCCCATACATCCCGGGCACTGTTCCATATCGCTAGCGGCTTCGGCACTGTAGGCTCCTCGTACGTTTTCCCAGACAACCCACTCGGGCTGCAGCTCGGCAATGGCTTCTCTCATCTGGACCCACAGGTTTGAGCGGGTCCCTTCATTCATGCCGCGGCGCTTGCCGGCGGCGGAAAGGTCCTGGCATGGGGTGCCGCCCGACACTATGGTTATGCGGCCGTGGCGGCGGCCGAGCCCGGCCCAGTCGATCTTCGTCATGTCCCCGTAGTTGGGGATGCCCGGGTATCGGTAGGCGAGGATCTTCGACGGGGCTGCATCGAATTCGCTGAACGCGGCGGTGCGGGCGTTGAATGCTGCCTCGACGGCCATGCCCAGCCCGTTGTAGCCGGCGCACAGCTCCAGTACCGTTGCCTCGCTCATAGTCTCACTCTCAGTTTTCGTGTCAGTGCGCGGTGGTTGCCGCCTTGCCTGTAGGTCCAGCCCATGCCCGGGAACTCTTCCTTGAGTTTCTCGTGGCTGACGCCGGTGGTCCTGGTGGTCTCAGCGTAGCTTGCCCCGTCCGCGAGGAGCCGGCCGGCGGCCTCGATCTCCTCCGGGGTGGCCCGGGCCTTCTTCGGCCCGGGCGCCCATTTCTTCCCCTTCACGGTTTCTCCTCGTAGACCCAGTGGCGGGCTGTCTCGTCCCATCCGGTGCAGTAGAGCGTGATGGGTGCGGACGGTTCGGGCAGTAATGCGTCGTCCTGGTACGCGAACACCATGCTCTCGACGGGTGCTGCCGGGATCCGGAGCGGGGTGTGGGGTGCGCTCGTGAATCTGAGCTGGAGCCGGTCCCGGTAGGTGCCCCGAATCTCAAGGTCATGGACCTTGGGCTCCCAGTACATCGCCCATGCCTCCGTGAACCTGGTGTGGTCCTCGCCTCGCTTCACCATGTGCGCGTCAATGGGGTTCAGCTCTGCCCCGTAGGTGTGAGCCATCTGCTGCAGCGTGTGGAAGAGCTTGCCGGCGATAGCCTCCATTGCGCCCGGCCGGAGAACTGTGCCCAGCGATACGTCGACCTGGGCGCCGAGCCGCTGGAGCGCGTACACGGTCTCCATGCTGTGAATCATGGCCCTAATCCTCCTCGAACGTGACGCCGTAGAATGCTTGGTCGGGGTGCTCCTCGATGATCTCCCGCGGCGGTACCGTCCCGTCGATGGCGATCTCGTAGGAGCCGTCGGTGTACTGCTTGATGCGGACGCCGCAGCCGATCATGAGGCCCATGGCGCAGTGAATCTCGATGTCTGCTGCCTTGCGGAGCGCGTGCGCGTGCACGGCGTCACTGATGGCCTTACTGACTGCTTGGGCCTCCGGGCTCGGTTCGATCGTCTCGAACGTGAACGCTACCTTGGCGGCCGGCGCCGCTGCTGCGCGGGCCCGTGCCTCGCGGTCGATGTGTTCCTGCAAACTGCACATAGCTATCCCCTCCATTGCTTTGCACTTCGTTGTGGTTCCCCCAGACTATGGTGTCCGGGGTGGTGGCCGTGAGCCCGGCCTTAGTATGCGTAGCGGGCGCAGTCCCAGCATTCCGGGTCCCGCTTGAACCGTCTGATTGCGGCCTCCGTGCCGTCGCGTTCCATGAGCGCGTACAATCCCCTGGCGATGTCGAGGGCCCGTTCCGCTATGCCCCGGTCGTACGGGACCATGTACGGGATCCCCTCGAACGGTGTCTTGGCCGTCGTCGGGAAGAACATGACGCAGACGTTCCGGGCCGGGTAGCCTTCGTTCTCGTATCCGAGCCCGTAGAGGTGCGGCTGCACCTGGTAGTGCTGCTTGATTTTGCCCTTGCGGGCGTTGGTGATGGTGAAGTCTGAGCGGGGGAATTTCCAGTCGACGACTGTCTCCTCTTCGACGTCGTAGCAGTCCGCCGTGCCCCGGATCTGGAGGGGCCCGATGTCCCCCACATACACTTTTCGTTCCGGGATGTAGAGCTGCCGGCCCGCTTTTGTGTTGATGGCTTCGAGGATCCGCTCCATGCCTGCGTGCGACTGGGTGCCGACCCAGTTCGCCATGACCTCATTCTCGCGCCCGGCCTTCACGTTGGTCTGCGGGATCTCCATGAGCTCGCAGGCGAGGCAGTGATAGCACGGGTTCCCGAGCCCGCTGGGCCCGATCTGGCGTTGCAGTGTCCGGTCCGTGCCGTTGGCGTCGTCGACAATCATCTGCGCGAATTTGCGGGCGTACTGGTACCCGCCTGGCGGGAGTGCCATTAGAAGAGTGCCGGCTCGAGCTCAGCCCGTTCCACCTCCGCCCGGGCTGCTTCTTCGGCGCGGCGGTCGCGGGCCCGTGCTGCTTTCGCGGCGCGGCTGCGGCGCCCGAGGATGTCGTTCCTCTCGGCCTCGTCCGTGCCGCCCCACACTCCGTCGCGCTCGCGGGCGTCCAGTGCGTACATGAGGCAGAGTGCCTTGAGCGGGCAGGTGTTGCAGAGGTCTTTGGCGGCCTGAATCTTCTGCTTGTTGTAGGACCAGAAGATTTCGGCGTCCGTCTGCGTGCACGGTGTCTGCTCTTCGGCGGCCCGGTTCAGGAAGTGCTTGAACATGCTCTCCGAGCCCTGCGGGATCCCGAGCGCTCCGATGGCGCTCACTTGCTGACCAGCTTGTTGATCTGTGCGCCGTTGACGAGCTCGTACTGTGCCGCGCCCCATGCCGTCCGGAGCATCCCCTGATGGCGGGATGTGGTGCCGGTGTACTTGTTTGCGTTGACGTAGCGCTTGCCGTCCGCCGTGGCGAGCCCGATCAGGACGCCGTAAGAGCGTACCTGGTAGGCGCCGGCGGTGGTGTCTGCCGTCATGCTGTTGCAAAGGAAATTTTCCTGTGCGGTGAGTCGTGCTGGTACTGCTGATTGCGTGACTTTGTAGGCCATGACAATCCCTCCCTGGACTGGTGTTGGCCGGTTCCCCCCGGCTACCACAATCATAACCTAGGTTTCTAGGTTTGGGTACCGTTTCTGGGGTTTTTCTTGGGAAAGTTTTTCGGGCCCGTCCCATGGCGTGCCGCTGCCCCGACGCATGGCTGAGCGCCGGGGCAGCCCCCGTGTCCTGTCGGGCCCTAGCTGATGCGCTGGGCCCGCGGTGCGTTCTTGCTGCCGTCCCCATGGACTAGCCGGTACGCCGCCGTCGGGCTAATGCCCATGGCCCGCGCCAGTGCCGCGATCGGGACATGCTCCTCGAAGTGGTGCCGCTTTGCCGCAGCCTTCCGCTTCTCCCCGATGAGGGCCCGCTTCTTGGTCAGGTGGGTGATTTGCTGCGTGTAGCCTGCGATGTCTCGGAGGTCCGCTTCGGTCTCGGTGGTAGCCATGCTCTTAATCATATCCTTGGTTGCGTGAGCCATGGTCTCATGACTGCGTTGTGTTCTTCGGCGGTCCTCGCCCTGACCAGTCCGAGCTCGCGGGCGTCGGTCTCGTGCTCCGTCACCCATTTGTGGCATTCCCGGCACAGGCACAGGATGTTGGCGCCGTCCGTGGGGTCTCCTCCCCTGGCGCGGGTGAGGATCTCGTGCATGTCGCTCCATGGCCGCGGGTCTCTCCGGTTGCCTACCGGGGTGAGGTGGCAGGCCTGGCAGCCGGCGCCGCGCTCGACAAGGAGCTCCCACTGCAGCCGCTTCCGCGTCACCCCGTTCTTCCGGGCCTTCGTGCTCTGTGCCCTCACGCGCCCGTCTCCCGCCCGCAACGCCTGCAGACCGCCATGGGTGCCGCCGTGGTGCTGCGGCGACTCCATGGCCCCCAGCGGTGCCCGGTCAGCCAGCACCAGATCATTCCGGCACCCGGAACATGTTGCCGGCGCCGTCGCGGAGCTTCTGCAACCACGCCTTGGCCTGGGCTGCGGATGCCTCGACTTGCTCCTCGAAGTCCTCCGGCTTCGAGTACACCGTGGCCGGCGGTTCGATCATGCGCCGCGCCCGTTCCCGGGACTGCTCGATCTCCTGCGCCAGCTTCACGGCCTTGATCTGGCGTTTGAGTTCCCGCGGGTCCAGGTACGGGGCCTCGCCCCACACCGGCGGGACCTGCTCGTAGAACCTCTGGACGGCTGCCTTCGCCGTCGGCAGGTCCGTGCGCTGGATCGTCTCCAGCGACGCCCACGCGAGGACGTCCGCCTTCCCGATTGTCCGCCGGTCAAACGCTGCCATAAACGTCAGCAGCTCTGCGACTTCCGAGTGGATCACTGGCTCTCCTCCATCTTCCTAAATTCGTCCGCGAGGCTCATGCCCTGGGCCACGCGCTGGTCTGTGGTGCTCGCTGCCGGTGCCCGGCCTGCGGTGTTGATGATCCCGGCGAGGTACTGGGCCACGGTCTGCTGCGTGACCGCCCGGCCGGCGTTCCAAAGATCCCGGAACGCTGCCTGCACCTGGTTCGGGTGGTAGCCCTGCCCGGCCGCCCACGTGGTTATCTTCCGGAGGCCCATGTACGAGACTCCGTGGTTGGTGTCCTCGTAGGCCTGCTTCGCTACTGCCTCGATGGCTGCCGTCCGTGCGATCGCCCCGGATGTTTTGGCGGTGCCGATGGCGACAACGTTCGATGCCGGGATTCCCTCGATTGGCAGCTCGTCGGCGCTCCGGGCCGAAAGCTCGCTTTCGGCTGGTTCTAGTTCTTTGGTTGTAGTTAATTTGGTTCTTAGTTCTAGGCCCTTTTCAGGGCCTACGTGGGGCCCTGTTTGGGTCCTACGTGGGGCCCTATTTGGGTTGTACTGACTTTCCGGTAGTACCTGATTTGGTCCTACCGGAAACTCGGGGTTTTTGGTTTCCTGCGGTGCCGCCGGTTTTGCCGGCGCGGCGGCCGGTTTCGGCGCCCTGGTCTGCGGCTGCCGCGGGGCCTTCCGCACGGGTGTTTTCGTGATGATGTGGTAGTGATTCGCGAGCCTCATGCCGGCGCCGCTGCGCCTCGTCACGACGACGGCGCCCATCTCTTCGAGCTCCCTCAGCGCGGGGTCCACGTTCTTTGCCAGCTTGTATCCCATGGCCTCCGCGAGTACCTGCTTGCCCGGCCATGCGTTGAGTGTGGCGTTGTCCGCAAACCTCCGCAGGACCGCGTACAGCTTGACCGCGTTGGCGCTTGCGTCCAGCATCCAGATCGGGAGCATGATGAACGGCTCCCGTTCGACGCTGACGCTTGAGACGTCCTCGCCCTGGTCCTCGGTGCTCATCGCTGCCCGCCGTTTTGGGCGCGTGAAATTCCCCAGCTTGTGTTCATGGTTGTTCTTCCCAGACTTTCCGCGGGTGAGACTGCCCGCGCTTCCCAGCTTCCCAGCCGCCTCTCCCTGCGGCCGGGGTGTGGCGGGCCTTTCGGCCCGCCGTATCGCCCTCAATGTTGCCTTATGGTACTGCCCCCAGCGGGCTTTTAGCTATAGAACTTATGTTCGAGCGCCCCGGCCGGTGCCGGTTCCTGTACTGGTGCGTTCGGGAAATGCCTGCGGGCCTGCTCGATCTCGGCCGCCCGTTGCGGGTCTGCTGCCTGCCCCTGCTGCTGGCGGAGCTCCTCCTGGTAGGCCTCCTCCGGGTCCAGCGGCGGCGCCGCGTCCACAGGGTTATCCACGGCTGTGGATTTCGTCAGGTCGTCCAGCGTCGCGTGGATCCACTGAATGTGGTCGTCCCCGAGCCGGTGGTAGCCCGGCGGGAGCCCGGCCTTCTTCCATGCCGCCCGGAACGTTGCCCGGACCGGCGGCGTGAGCTGCCCGACAAGGTCCTTGACCTCCGCCTGCGCGGGCGTCATGCCCTGATCCGGTTCGACCGGCGCCGGCTGCTGTGTGGGCTGCTGCGGGGCTGGTTCCTGCTGGGTGGGCGCCGGTGCCTGCTGCTGCGTCGCGGGCTGCTGCGCCGGGGCTGCGGTGTCCTCTTCGAGCACGTTCGCCTCCGGCTGCACCGGGACCTCGATGACCTCAAGCTCTTTCGGCGCCTCCGTGACTCCCCACATGAGTGTCCCCTGGATTGTCGGGCCCATGTACCCATTGTTGTAGAGCGAAAGCCCGAAACCGTCCCCGAGGTTCACCGCGCAGCGTTTGAGCGCCTGGCTCTCCGCAGTCTTCATCGCGAAATCGTGGAGATCTCCCCGCATGTACTCGGGCTGCGTGTGTGCCCCGACCGCGTACTCCGTGTACGTCGCCAGTACCGTTCCGTCGGGCGCGTTGACCGTGAGCTTCACGCCCGCCTTGTACCCGACGTCGAGCGCCGGCTTGCCGTTCTTTGTCGTCGTCGGGGCCTCGTAGATGAGGTCCATGCAGATGACCTCCTGGCTCCACCGCCCGAAACCAAACACGCGGGTCAGGTGTACCCGGATGTCGTGCGCTTCGAGGTGGCTCATCCCCCGGAGATTCTGCACCCGTGTGGGCTCGACCGGATTCAGAAGGAACTGAATCTGTTGTGGTGTCAAATAACTGGACATGGCTCTCCCTTGCCTTGTGGTGCTGATGGGTCTAGCTGGTTTTGATCGTGACCGTGAACGGCTGCGGTGCTGCGGTGATCTTGATGCCCGGGACAATGTCGCCGGTCTCTGGGTCTACGGCCTGCCCGTCCTGCGCGAGGAGCTCTTTCTTGATTGCGACAAGCTTGATTTTCTCCGTGATCTGGAGGAGGTGCTTGCGGTCCTCGTCGGACTTCGCCCATGCCACGGCGGCGTCCTCGTCCTCGAGGGTCCATTTGTCCTGTGCGGGCAGGGACTTGAGCACGCCGAACGGGGTGCTAATCGTCTTGCGGGTCTTCTCGTCGCGGGCCCGTTCCGCGAGTGCGTAGCCTTCGAGTGATGCCCGGAGGCGGATGGCCTGGGCCTGCAGCGGTTCGTTTACCGCGGTCTCCCATGCGGTGATCTTCTCCCGCTCCGTGGCGGCGAGGTCCGCGTTCGCCGTGATGCGCTGCTCGACGGCCCGGAGGGTGCGGAGCATCCGCCCGGCTTCCTCGTCGTCGTTGTCGCGGATGCCCTCGATAAAGCTCTCCGGCCGGATCGGGTCGTGTGTTTCCAGGAATTCGTCTAGTGCTTCATGTTCGCTCATGCGTCGATCATAACCTAGGTTTCTAAGTATTTATGCGCCCGCCTGCGTATCCTCCCGAGTGGTGTGATCCTTCTCATTCGGGTATCGGGCCCAAGTGGTCTACGGGACCACGTTGCGCGGCGGCTTCCCAAGCAGAATCGTCCATTCCGGCGCCGACATGTCGCTCGACTGCCGGAGCCCGTACTCCGCCTGGAGCTTCCGGACCGCCCGGTGCGTCACTTCATCGAACCGGCCCGTGACAAGGACGTCATAGTCCCAGTCGTACGCGACAAGTGCTGCCTGCAGCACGCGGACAATGTGGCCGCTGTCCCCGTACCCAATGCTGTACGTCATCGCCGTGGGGAGGATGCTCTTCCACACATTCTCATTGACCGTGCCCGTGACTGGTACGCCCCAGCGCTCCTGCAGAAGCTTCGCCATTGCCCCGCACCAGCTATCGAAGATGCCGTGCTGCTCCGGCGCCGCGAACACCATCTGGAAGAATTGGACGTCGTCGCCCTTGTCCCCCAGCTCCAGCTCGCGCTCGCCCGGTCGGCCCGTCCCCCACTCGTGCTCGTGCCTGACCTCATCCTCGACGCGCTGCTCCATGCGCTGCGCTTCCGCGGTCTCCGTGAGTTTCTTCGCTGCTGCCGGTGTCCCCATGAACACGTACCACCCATCCTCGTACGGCTCGAAACCGTATGCGTTCGCTCCGTCGATCGGGCCCTCCGCCCGTACCGCAATTCCGTAGTGCCGCGGGTGGTCGTCGTCGCCCTTGCGCGGCGCCACCCATCCCTCCAGTGCGACGCCTGCCGCGTCCGCGAGCCTGCCCGCGAGGTCCTGGATGTCCGCATGCACGTACGTGGCCTTGCCGCCGGCCGTGATCCTCCGAATGCAGCGCTTCTTGTAGGTGGGTGCTGCCGGGTTTCCCCAGTCACGACTAAGGGCAGGATTCGTCATGAAACGAATCCTACCCCGTAGTCGTATCCTTTGTTGCGTTACGCCACCGGAGCGTCTGCCGGTGCGGCGGCCGGGGCCTCCGGTGCGGTGAATGCCGGCATGGCGTCCAGCGTCACCGGCGCCGGGTCGCTGATAGTCGTGACATCCACAGCGGCCGGGGCTGCCGGCGGTTCTGCTGCGGGTGCTGCGGCCTTGATCGCTGCCAGCTTGGCATCAAATTCAGCGGCCGTCATGGGTGCGGGTGCAGGTGCGGGGTTCACGGTCGGTACTGCGGTCGCTGCTGCGGAAACCTGTTTCGGCGCTTCGGTGTCGACCGGCGCCTGCGGCGGGGTGAGCGCCGCGGCGCCTGCATCCCGGAGCGGGTCGCTCTTCCACCATGCCGAGACCGCGGATACCGCGAGCGTCGCAACCAGGAACGCGAGGCCCTCGCCCTTGCCGAGGAACGCGAACGTGTCCGGGGTGAGCTGTGCCGTGAGCTGCAGGAACAGCCCGACGATCATGCCGACGGCCGCGCCGGCGGTCACCTTCGGGGAAACTTGGGTCTTCATGCTTTGTTCTCCTTCTAGAGTGTCGTACTGAGTTTGGTGGCTAGCGCCGTGAGCATGGCGCCCGGGATCTCCGCCTTGAGCTTGGTCACGAATGCGTCGACGTCGAACGGTGCGCCGCTGCCGTTGTCCGTGATCGCCTTTACTGCCGTGGCTACCCGGTCGCCCTGGGCTGCCGTGTTGGCCCGGACCTCCGCGACGACGGTGTTGGTGTCCTCGTGGTCGAGCTGCTGCACGAAAGTGTCCACGGTGTAGGAGATGTCCTCGCCCAGGCACTCGATGCCGGCCGGGATGGTCTGCACTGCCCCGTCCGCGTAGACCTTGTAGAATCCATGGGTTGCCATCCACTGGTAGGCGGCGAGGGTCTGCGAGTCCGGGATGTGCCGGCGGTGGACGGCGTTCCCAATCCAGATCGCGTCGTTTCCGGGTGCTTTGGCAATAATCAGTGGCATGTCGTCATCCTCTGGTGTTGTGGCGGGTGCCGCCGGTGTGGTGATGGTTCCCTCGGTGTTGATTCCGCCCGGGATCCCGTACTTGAGCAGGGTGGCCCTGTCGCCGTAGAAGATGTCTGAGTCTCCGCCGCTGACGTTGGTGTCCGCGTTCTGCCACATCGCCACATCGGACCATGGTGCGGGGCTGCCCGGCCCGACGGGGTTGTACTCCGGGTCGATGAGGCCACCCCCGCGCTGCGCGAGCGGCGCCCAGTTCCATCGACGGCGGACGTTGGGCCCGGCGTAGTCCATGGCCCAGCATCCCGAGAGGCGGTGCAGCTCGTCCTCGAACGCGCAGCACCACGTCACCGGGTCTGCCGGCCATGGCGTGTAGACGGAATCCTCGATGTCCAGCACAAGGAAGTCGCCCGGCTGCGCGTTGATCGCCGCCCAGAAAGCCTGGGCCTCCGCCTGCGGGTTTCCCCATGCCGGGAAGTGGTAGTGCCCGACGATGAGGCCCTCTGCCCTCGCCTGCGCTACCTGTGCGTCGTGGTTCCCGTTGACCTTGTAGGTCCCCTGGGTGTACTTGACGTAGACAAACTGCATGCCCGCGAAATTGACGCTCGCCGGCTGCCATCCTGAGATGTCGCACCCTTGTATGCTCATGCTCGTAGCGTACCGTACCCTTTGTTATTCGTAGAGGTCCGCGGGCCACGCCGGCGGCGGCGGCGGGAGCTGCTTGTAGATGTGCTCCCGGAGTGCCTCGATGTATCGGCGGATGGCCCTGTCTCGGCGGTCCTGCCGCTCAACCCTCGCGGTCTCGCGCTCCTCCATCGCCTCGACCCTGGTCCGGAGCCCTGCAATCTCCGTCGCCTTGCTGGCCTTCTCCTCCTGCACCTGGTCAAGGAGTGCGCTGTTGCTCGCGAGAAGGTCCTTGTACTGCGTCACCAGATTGTTGTCCCCGGTGAGGAGATTCTGCTCGCGGGTGCTCTTCCGGTTCATCCGGATAGTGAAATATGTGGTGACGAGACCGACCGCGAGTGTTGCCAGTCCCATCATGACGCCGGAGTCCATTACGCGCGGTCCTCCTGGCCTTCTTCTGTCTCCGGCTTGGGTGCCGGGCCCGGGGCCTCGACCAGCTCAAAATGGAGCGGCGCCGGGTTGACCATGCGGGCGAGGCCCTGGAGCGCGACGACCATGCCGGCGAACAGGACAACGCTCAGCCAGTAGCGTGTCTGCCCCGTGGCCGTGAACTGCTGCGCTGCTGCGATCGCGTAATTGATCGTCCATATGGTGAACAGTCCCGTGGTAAGCCCGAGGGAGCGGGATTGGTCCGCCCGGAACGCTGCCGCCACAAGGAACGCCCCGTTGACTATCCAGATGATGCCCCACACGCTGAGCGGGAGGATCGCGCTGATGATGTCCATCGCCTGCACTGTGGGGAGCGCCCATGGCCCGACGTAGGAGAGCCCGAAACCGACGGACACGAACGCGAAACCGAGTAACGCTGCTCCTCGCGGGCCGTGGAGTTTCGACCAGTGCCAAAGCTTTTTGTGGATCCCCATTACCAGCCCCAGGCGGTGTACTCGATACGGACCGTCGATGATGCGTACGCGACGCCGGCGCCCGTCGTTACTCCGCCGTAGATGGTGGAGAGGGTCTGCGTGAACGGTGATCCCGCGACGTCAATTTTCTTGTCTCGGCCCGAGGTGTAGGAGTCGCCGTTCGTGAACTGCACGCTGATCAGGCCGTTGGGGAACGGTGTCGGGAATGTGATCGAGAAGTACCCGGAGGCGTCCGTCGTGATGACAATCGATCCGACCTGCACGATCGGCAGAATGGATCCATCGTTGAGCGATGTCTGGAGCGTCCCGTAGTTGGTCAGCCGGCCGGCGGTGCCCGGGCCGATATACATTTTTGCCCCGCCCATCCCTACCCAGCCGGAGGTTCCCTTCGCCTCGATGGTCTTGCTCGCCCCGTTCCAGACCACGAGCGGGTTGGTGTCGCTGACCGGCCGGCCGTCGGTGTTCATGGCCGCGGCCACGGTGTCGCCGGCGGCACGGTTCGTGACCGGGACCACGGAGCGGATGCTCGACGATAGCCGCCTCTGGTCATTCACGTAGTCGTATGCGTCCGAGCCGATTGGGATGACGAGACCCTCCGCCGTTATGAAACCTGCCATGCTAACTCCAATCCACGCTTAGTGCTCCGCTGCTGCCGTTTTCCCCTACTCCGGTGAAGCCTGCGTACGGGTCTCCCGCTATGCTAATGCCGCCACCCGCCTGGATTGTTGCAGCGAAACTCAGGGGCAACGTGATCCAGTCGCCGCCCCAGCCTGCCGGGACACTGAAATCGAACGGGCCCGCTGCCCTGCTGGGCTCGGTGCTGCCCCGGGAAACTGATGTGTGCGCGTATAGGTGGATGGTCGCCGCGCTGTTGTAGGCGCCGGCCTGGCGCCGTGGCGGGAGCCAGAATCGGATCGCGCTAATGGTCTTGTTTGCCAGCCCGAGCGTGCCGCCGTTGTAGAACCATGAGCCCGTGCTCACCGGGACGTACCCGCTGCCGGAGTAGACGTTCTGCCCGTAGTAGCTGTTCCATCCGCCATAGGTTGCCGTCCATGTCCCGGAGTCCTGGCATGGGACCAGCGAGTTCGATGCTGCGGTCTGCTGCGGTGGTGCCGCGACGGCCGGTGCCGTGGGGATGGGTGCCGGCGTGAAAACGGTCAGCGCCATGATGGCGTACAGGAGCCCGTTCATCTCCAGGGTGATCGCGACGTCCCCGACCGTCGGCGTGTAGCCGGCCGCCCGCTGCGCCGTGTAGACCGTGCCGTTAATTTTCACGCTGCATGTTGCCGCTCCGGCGGTGAACGCCGTGATGGTCCCCGTCCCCGACAGGCTCGGCCGGGCGTCCGTGATCCACATGACATAGTAGATGCTCGTCTTCCCCACGGTCGCCAGCGCGAGGACGCACGGTGCCCCGTTGTATGGTGTGAGACCGTTGTTCCAGATCGCATTCACAAGGTTGCCGCCCGACGACACAAGCCATGTTGCCGGCCCGACCGCGGGGTTCTGTGATTGCGTGACCACCCCGGACCGGAGCTCGACCGTGGCGCCCTGGCTGACCATGTCCGAGAACGTCCCCACGAGCCGGCTGATCTCCACGGCGCTGCTGTGTTCTGTGCTCATCCGAGGTACTTCTTCTTCTTGTTGATTGCCGCGATCGCAGCAATGTCCGTGTCGAGGACGTCGACGGTGTAGTCCATCGTTGCCCCGACGTTGCCGTTGCCTCCGATGGTAACGCTCGAGATCGTCCCCGGCAGAGGCCATTCCGTGCCGTCGAAGATCGGCATCATGAGCGTCACCGGGTCTCCGGTCTCGATGCCCGGGTGAATCTTTGCCGTGAACGGGATGGTGGATGATCTGGACTTGATGATCGACTGCAGCATTGTGGTCGCGTCGGCCTGCACGCTGGACTGGTCCGTCGCGAAATTGGCTTGGTGCTCGTACGGTACGTGCCCGTGCGGGCCGTCCCAGTCGAGGGGCCCGCCGCGCTGCACAACGACCGCCTGCAGCTCCGCCCCGTTGGAAAGGACTGTCCTGGATACGACCGCGTTGTAGAGGCCGGCGTAGAGTGCGCTGCGCTTCGCCGTGACGAGGTTGGCGTCGTGGTCTCCGCCCTTGACCGTCCACACCGATGTCGTCTGCGGTGCGTAAACGGAAAGCTGTCCGCCGCCCGTCACCCGGAGGCCTGCCCCGATGGCGTCCGCGAGCTGCTGCACCGTCGCCATCCTGTCGCCCTTATAGACCACCGTCGCCGGGACCGGCCGGTCCGTGAGCGCCCCGTCGATAACGACGTTCATGAACGGCTTGCAGACCCTCGCCAGCTCCCCGAACACGGTCGCCCCGGCGGCCGGGGTCTCCGGCGCGAGGAACCTGTTCGCACTGACCACCGTCGTCAGGTCGTCGGCCTGTATGGCGATGGTGTGCGTCCCCGCCACCCACGTCTTCACGCCGCCCGGCTGGTACAGCCTCCACGATTCCGCCGGCTCGCTCCTGGTGATCCTCTGAAACGCGAGGTCCACGCTGCTGCTCCCACAAATGAGTTTCGACTGGACCATGCCCCCGCCCACGCTCAGCGGGTCCTCGTATCCCCACGGGAGGAGCTTCGCGTCCGGGTCAAGGAACGTGAACGTCCCCTGCCCTTTGGTCTGCCGTGTCTTGTCCCAGTTGATCGACCACGATGTGGCCGGCACATTCGGGTAAACGAGCTGCTGGTTGTACCAGATATTGAACACCATGGAGACGTCGGCGGCGCTCTCGCGGAGCGCGTCCAGCATGTCTGTTGGGAGAGTTCTCATAGGCTTAGCGGGTTCGCTTTGACGTCGATGTTGCGCTTCGTTCCGGACCTCGCCGCGATCGTCGTATTTGTGACGCCCGCGAGGTTTGTCTGGACCTGGTCGTTGGTGATCTGCCCGGTTACTGGTTGCCGGCTGATCGGCTGGATGAGGTCGCCCGTGATCGTCCAGACCGTGAGCGCGTTGTTCCCGCTCTTCCGGTACCGGTCCTCCGCCGCTTCCTGCACGGGCCCGTCGATGTATGCCAGCCCCGGGAGGGATCCCCATGACGGGAGACCCCGGAACAGGAGCACGGGCGCGTCTGCCACGTTCTTGAATGCGTCGCTCGTGGTGTTCTGCCATGCGTGCAGGATGATGCTCACCCCGCTCTCGGTGATCCGTTGCCCGCTGATGCTGTACGGCCGGCTGGATCCCATCACCGTGGCCCGGGAGGCGTTTGTGGCGCCGCTCCTGGTGGCGAGCGCCCCGTGCGCCATGGTGAGAATTGTCGGGTCTGTGAGGAGCGTGTTGATCGGCATAGCCGTAGTCGGGTCGTACGGGTCCTGCACCCATCCCGTCGCGGACGGTACCGTGATGCTCATCTGTCCGAGCTGCTGCCCGTTGAAGAAGACCGTGTACGTGACCGGCCGCCCGAGCGGTGGCGCGAAGTCGGGCCCGGTGTCGGTGTCGATCACTGACCGCCCGTACCAGCCCGGCACCGTCCATGTCTCGCCGTCGGCGGTCCTCGTCACCTGGACCGTCCCGGCCACGGTCCCGAGCCCGGACACCGTGACCTGCACCTTGGGCGCCCCGGATGCTGAGATGGTCTCCACCCATACACCGCGGTACTCCATGCTCGATGTGCTCGCGTTGGCTGTGCCGTTCCAGATGTAGCGCCAGTTTGCATCTGGTGCTGTCGCCCCACTGAAATAGGTTGGGTCTGCCCACTGGATGCTGCTGGAGGCGTTCGCTGTACCGTTCCATGAGTACCGGGTGGTGCTCGTGTCCGGGGTGTTGCCGTCGAAGTAGGGGCCGGTGTAGGTGCCCTGTACGACGACCAAGGAGTCCCACCAAATGTCCGTCCCGCCCGCTTGGTCCGGGGTGAACCGGACCGAGTAGGACGTGGCGTCCGAGGGGCAAACGAACGTCCCGATGTGGACGTAGGCGCCCACCTGCCCGGCGGGTGCCGTGACGGTCAGCGGGTAGGTGGTGGCGGAGCCGTAGGCCCGGAGCTGGACCATGCGCCGGGCCCCGGTCCCGACGATGGGGGCTGTGGAGTAGCTGGTCACCATGATCGTGTACGTCTGCCCCGGGACCATCCCGGAGCTACTGACGGCGAACTCGTCATAATGCCCGGTAGCGGTCTGCCTCATGGAGTAGACCCCGGTGCCCGCCCACCACGTAGAGCGGTAGGAGAGCGCACCGGAGATGCCCGTCGAGAGGCCTGCTACCCTCTGCACAGTCAGGGCCGCGGCGGAGGCGTTCGCCGCCCCGGTCCACGCGAACGTCAGGTCATTGTCCGTCAGTCGGGAGATCGAGTTGTTTGTCGTCCCGAACCAAGCGTATGTCTGCCCTGGCGGGTTCGCGGTGTTGCCCGAGAAGAATGTGCCGGCGCTGCTCCCCGGCTCCACGAGGGATCCTGTAGCGTCTAGCGTTGCACCCACGGGGAGAATAGTGGTGCTGTTCTGGTAGGCCCACCAACCGACTGAGGAGTAGTCCCCGCCAGCCCCGGGCAGGGTGCAAGAGACCCGGACCCACGTGTTCGCCGGAAGCGGGACGCTCGCGGCGTCCGTAAAGTTGATCGTGGACCCCGCGGGGGAGTACACAGCCGTCCTCATGATGACCGATGTGGCCACGGAGGAACGGAGGTACACGGAGGCCGTGACGTAGTCCCCGGCGAGGCCGTTCATGAACGCCCTCA